ATTTAGTAACTTGCACCTGGAAGCTTGAAAGCTCCGATGGTCATACTGGTGTCATCATCGACATCAACAAAGACCGCAGGATCAATGTCCGGGTCTGGGTCCGTGTCGATAGTGTCATAGAGAGCAGCCGGGAACGGACCAATAAGTCGTTCCTCCCCATTTGTGACAGCTACTGAAAGATCAGCTACTGCCAAACCATCTACAGAATTCGGGGTAGTGATCGTCACTGTATGTGGGCTTGCATCAGCATTCTTCACATGAATATAAACATTGTGTCCAGTGTTATCGAAGCTATGACCGTTTACTTGATCCATAGCTACATAACTTGGGCTAAGGCCGGTTCGACTAATGTTCTGGACGGTCAATACTGTTCTTGCCATTTTATTCCTCCTGATGTTCCGCTTCGTGAGCGGTTTGTTGTGCTTGCGATAGGTCTCGCTCAGTCACTTTCTTACGAAGTTCTCGAATATACTCTTGTGCATCACCCAGTGCTGCGTCTACCCAATCAAGAGATTCACGGCGAATCATTAGATGAGGTGAGAGGGCGAAATGAAAACCTCCCCCAGGCATAATCACAATAGTCATCGTTCCAAGAACAGACAACGCCACTTGTTGGTTTTGCTGCATCAATAATGCAGTCTTAACCCACTCCTTGGCCTCTTTGTCAGTGCTCTTATCTGATACTCTTCGCAAAAAAGATGATGCGGTCTCTGATCTCGTCTTACCGCCCATGCTTCACACCCCTTTCTTCTTCTTCAATCGGATTCTATTCTTCCATGTCTTCCCCATTAGGCAACCAATCAGGTGTGATACCAAGAGCCTGAAGTTGAATAACCAGGATCGCAACGCCCCCTTCAAGATGTTTGATACGCTTCTGAAGTTTTCCACGCTCCATATTATGATACTTGATTTGCCCTTCCAAGGTCTCGACTTTCTGCGTGAGAACTTTTACCTGCTCAACGTAGGGGTCTAATAGAGAAAGCGCCGCCTCCTGAATTTTCTGGCTTGCTGTAGCTCTATTTTCTTTGGCCTCGCTACGGTCTTTTTCTAGTTGTCTTTTCAGAGACAGAAATCCTGGAATCGACAGGATCAAGGCTACTAATATCGGCCCTAAAAATGCCAACCATGGAGTCAAATTTTCGATTAGTTCGTTCATCTTCCCTCGTTATAAGTGCGTAGATTATTCGGGCAATCAGTGTTAGGGCTCCTTGTATCCATATGATCTCATGCCAGAGTAATATCAGTGGTGTTTCTGGTAAGAATAACCTTACTACTAAAAACGCTGTGGTGTTCAATGTCCAGAATAACCAGATAAGCTTTCCGTACCATCTTTCTGGTATCCTTAGCATGTAGATGATGACTACTACTGATGCTAAGGCGAACAAAATCAACGTATAGGGATTATCATGTGGCATAACTCATTACACATCCTTCGTGTATCCGAGATGAGTCCAACGGCATTCGTCCTCCTTAATTCGTCCCCAAGACCCCTGTATGTCATACACGTATACACGATCACCCCGCTTAAGAGCAGGCGCAGCGATAGGATTTGCAGAATTTGGTCCCCATCGAACGTTTAACCCTACTGCGGTTACTTCAACTTGCTTAATTGCTCCAGGTGGGAGCGGTTCTGATGGAGATGGTAACGGTGGGGGTTCAATCACGACACCATCAGGTTTATACCAAGTCTCTGCTAGTCCTAACCAATGTTCCGCCCACATATGCTGCCAACTCCACGGAATGTAAGTTGAAAAACCTAATTCTCGAACCTTTTCTGTGAACAAACGAATTTGCTCAGTTGTAGGTTTCCACGGACCACGTGAATAAGCCGATGGTGCTGGATGAAAAGACTCACCATTGCTAAGTAGTCCCCAGGAAATGTGCTGATCGTAGCTTTGCTGAAGTTGGATAGACCCTGCCTGGGTTCGATAGTCTTGTTCCCAATAAATTTGAGGAACCCATCCGTCGCCTCTATCAGCTTGGAAGGCGTTTGACCATGCCTGCCACGGGAATTCACGATGTAAGTTTGGATATCGATAAGAAGACATCAACATCGGTACTGAAAGTTGCTCTACCGGTTTCATAATCTTGTCTACTTCTGCTGCCATATTAAGGTTCGAACGTTTCCAATCATGTTCAGCGTTAAATATATACCCCTCGGCATTCAAAGTAGTAGTAACTTCAAAGGCCATATTACCCTCGGCAGTAGCAAGAGACGCATACGGAGCATAGGGGCTACGTCCATAAACCCATCCCCACGGATAGACTGCAATCCCTTTGGCGTGCAATGCTTCGGTCAATGGCTTAATCTTATCCTTGTTGCGAGAATACCACAGTGTCCCCTGTTGTGCCTTAGGTGCTACCCAACTGATTCCATATTGTACGGCCTTATCAGCAATAGCCTCGACATCCCCACCCTCGCAGGAATCGATCACCCAAAGCCACATACCTACACCTTTTGGTCCTGTCATGTCTTCCTCCTTCTACTTCAATTGGTTAGTCCTTCTCGCAGAAGACAACTTCTTGATAAGCGGGCATACTGCTTACTGACTCGGTGGTGCCTGTTGCTACACCTGCTCCAGCGTCTGATGTACGTTTGGTATTCTCTGTGTTATGCGATGGAAGATCGAGTGTATGACTATGGTTACCACCACCAGTTGTATCAGAACCTGCAACAGAAACATTGCTACTCTCGAATAGACCGGTATCCCCAGACCCACCACCTGATTGAACACGGTGTGTATGTGCTCCACTACTGCTCGAAGATGGAGAAGTTGTTGCTACAGTGTGATTGTGTGATACAGAATCCGAATAAGTGTGTGAATGTGTTGTTGCTCCACCCGAGCTAAAACCAGTGGTTTCTCCGGTGTTAGCTCCCTTGGCAAAACGATCATCAAGTGCCGTAAACCTGCTCCATCCAGGCGGGCAAGCACTGCTATAAAGGGCCGTTAGGTCAGCTTCCAAGAACGGAACAATCGTACCAGCCGGGGCTCCAACAATCTTTACCCAATCACTCGGACCTGTTGTTCCTTTAGAGATATAGAGAAGGTCTGTGTCTGTTTCATAGTAGATTTCACGCTCATAGGTAGGTGTAGACGAGCGGCTTGCCGCTACTCCAGCCTGCACACGTCCTGCTCCATCTGCTGAAGCAATTCCGTGATCGTGCGTATCGCCGCCTGTGACGTGTCCGCCAGTAAGTCCATCATGCCATGTTCCGGCCCTAGTATCAGTATGGTACTGTGTATGGTCCGCATCAATAGTAAGATCATCCAAATCAGCATGATCGATTCGTGGACCCACAAAATCCCAAGTTGCGGCTACCCGAGCAAAATACACTTTACCTGTATCTGTTGCAAAATAGGCTTCATTCACCGCAGGACTACCAGATTTGCCAGCGTCAGTTCCAGCCAGTCCCTGATTACGTTGTCCAGCAATGATTGCATCTCGCATCATATTGAGATGGTTACCCGTGAGGACTAAAATAAATTTCTGTCCTCCGCTATGAGCCGCTGCATCTGATTGACGAACACCACGAATACAACTTGTAAAACTCTTATTATCCCCGGCCTTAGATTCACAGAAAACAATCTCGTTAGTGTCAGGAAAGAATACATACACTGGAACCTCAATATCTCCGAGATTACCAGAAATAGGGAGTGTCGTATCAGTTGCTGAAACACCTGCGGATAGCTGAAAACCACGCTGCGAAATAAGCTTTCCAAGCAAGCTGGTCGCATCGTCATAAGCCGTAGGTAGAAGTGATCCAGTAGGTTCTGCCATTTAATCCTTCTTACAGAAAACAACTTCTCTAAATGGGGGCTCAGAGTTATCCGTTGTTGTAGTCGGAGAAGCTGCCCCCACTGTACTGAGTGTCAATTGTGGAATCGTCACACTATGTGAGTGCCCTCCTTCACTACTTGTTGTTGGGCCAAGACCACTAGGAGTTATGTCGGCCAAATGACTTGAAGAACCCCCACCCGATTCATTTGGAACAGTGTGTCCATGATTACCAGGGTCAGTCCAATTATTTGTAACAGCAGCTTCTACTCCATGATAGTGTTGTCGATTAGCACTAAAACCATGATTATGGGTGTTTGCTCCTCCAGTGGTTCCAACATCTGTTGAGTCCACCATTGGATAGACGCCCTCATCTAAAGCAGTATAACGAGTCCATCCAGCGGGACACGCACCATCAAAAGCTGCAATAGCACCGCTTGGTGCGCCAGAGATTTTATCCCAAGTCGCCCCATCCTGTGAGATAAAAAGTGTTCCGCCCTCTGCGGTATCCGTTGAAAAGTAGATTTCTCCTGTAAATCCTGAGCTTCCTGGTCGGCTGGAATCTACTCCACCGTGTACCCTTAGTATAGCAGAACCTTCATTAGCGCTATAGTGATCGTGATCTTCTCCACCAGCAATATGACTACCTGAGACTCCAGCGTGCCACGTATCGGCTCTTGCGTCATTGTGGTATTGTGTATGGTCGTCGTCACCCAAACCAGTTAATAAACCATGGGATGAGTAATTTATACGAGTAAAGGTTCCTGCACTGAAACACAGGTAGATGTTCTGTCCAGAATCAGTATCAAGCCATCCCTCACCGGCAACCGCACCGGATTCGTAGGTTGCCCGTTGTGCTGCTGTACCCATTAAAAAATTGTTCTTTTGCATCACGGAGATAGCTTCTTTGAAACTCACATGATGGTGACCAACAAAAGTAAAGTACGTTTCCTCCCCTGCATTGTGGGGTTGGATTGGACTATTATCATACCCACGTTGACTTGGACTACTCAATGTAATCAAAGTATCTCCGCTCGAATAGGTTATGTCAGCATTCTCAATATTCCAGATTTCTCCTCCCTCGAACACCAAAAACGTAGGATCGCCCTGGACGCCAGTAAAATCCTCTTCAAGAGTAACCTGAAGACCATCCACTGCTACTGCCGCTTTGACCGTGCCTATAGCACGCTCGGCAAATGGAGTAAACAGAGAACTGTCATCCTCATACGAGGTTGGATAATTAGGCGTCGTTAGGTCCGCCATTCGTCATTCCCTCTTCCCGAACTATAAGCAGCCTGAAAAATGCGGCTGCATTCTCTAATACAATAGTAGCATCCCATACCGGCATTCCAGTAACTGAGAATCGTATCTGTGTACTTTGTGGGTTCCACACGATACAAACCTTCGGGTCATCTGTTGGTTCCTTCTCGTGAAGCTCGAAGGATTCAATGATATTTGACGCTTGGGCAATGCCATTGGCCCACGTTCGAAGGAAGTGGGAAATTCGCAAACATACCTCTGAAGCGTCGTATACGGTCATTTCTCGATCCATTGAAAAGTTCGGCCAATCCTCTCTCTTCGAATGGATACACAACCGTAGTCCAAATTCTTCTTCACTCATGGTTAATCCTTTCTGCACATTCGCAGTTTCTTATAAGACGGTAAAATACCAACTGTGGCTGTATCCACCGTTGCTGATCCCTGATTATTACTATCCCTGGCAGCTACTGTTAACGTATGGGTATGCCCTCCTGCGTCAGTTGTTCCAACGTCAAAGTTAGGCCCCGAAGCTGACTGGTTCTCAAACGGAAGTGGCCCGCTAAACCCCGTACCCCCCGCTGATTGAAAACTATGTGTATGATTTCCGGGAGAGTCAGTGCCAATGCCAGTCTGAAGAGTAGTAGAATGCTGATGGTTCACAATATCCGGCATATCGTGTTCGTGAGTTGCCGCTCCCCCAGAACCAAGACCTGTCCATTGAGCGGTGGGGGCTCCCTTCAAGAATTTACCATCGAGCGCTGTTTGTACGGTCCACCCAACAGGGCAACCGCCCTCGAAGTACATAAGGGTCCCCTCTGGCATTGTTGTGTAACGGGTCCAGGTAGACCCATTGCCAGAGAAATACAGGTTATTTTGATCATATCCGTAGAAATTCTGCCCAATTGCAACTGGGGTACCCTTTGCTGAATCTAACCCAGTTTCAAACTTCTTGATCGGAGAACCCTCCGTCCCACTACCGTCATGGTTATGGGTAGTTGGAGTAGTGAGGTGATCTCCCGCAAGAGCAGTATGCCACGTAACCTTACGACTCTCTGTATGGAGATTAGAGTGATCATCCGCCCCAAGGCTGGCGTAATCACCATGATCCGGGCGGTTTAACAAACTCCACGTATCTGTTGTGAGACAAGCATAAACCTGATTAGTATCTGTTTTAATAAACACCTCACTTGGTTCACAGGTTCCCGGAAGGCTAGTTCCCACAAGACCCTTATACTTTTCAGCAGCAATTAACGCATCTCGCAACCTATTCAAATGGGCTGCTAGAGGGTCTTGTGTAGCTACGTCCAAATCAGGGTGCGCTATCGCTGTAGACCCCTCTACGGCTCGGGTTACTGTGAAGATGCCTGTTAGAATCCAAGCCTGTTCTCCAAGTGGTTGTGTCGTCACACTGGTATAAGCGCTGACCCGTGCCCGCACGTAATAGAATGGACCCTGCCCATTGACCGTTGTTGTGGCCCAATCCCCAGGTTTTGTAAAATTGATTCCCACGGGATTTGATCCACCAACCGTGAAACCACTGCTTCGGTCTACCACACCACTAAGGGGTTCCCAACTATCACTATCCCAATATTCCCACGTGATGGTCCAGGTCCCCGCTCCTGGTGTACTGAGCATTAAGTTGATACCATCAAATGTGTTACTGTGCCCAAAGTAATAGGCATCCTCCTGTGCTGGAGTTGCTGGTAGAAGGGTCATATCATCCGTGGTGGCGTTATTGGAAGCGGTTGTTTCATCTGTTTGTGCACCACCATCATCGGCTACCGCAGCATCCACAGCATTATCCCAAGAATCCACCTCTATGATCTCGAAACCGGCTGCAAAATCCCAGTAGTTATTGATTGTGTGTCCGGTCGTAGCCCCAAACGTAATGGTCAGACCATATTCCAGGGCTTGGGCTGATCCAGTAATACCGATAGTCTCTTGTTCCCAGGTTGATCCGCCATCGTTGGACCATCTAAATGTATCTGGGGAACCGGTACCATCTATCTCTACCCGATAGTTTGTCTTGACTTTGAAACCATCATAGATACCCCCAGTAGTTAGATCATCCAAACCACCCCCAGTAAATACATCAGCACCAATGTCTTGCGTGAAGAGAACAAGCGGACTGTCTGCTACAATACGAGATGCTAGATACCCTTCCTTGAAGGTGAAGGTCGTAGTAGAATCATTATGCGCCCCATTGAGGGTAAGTACGACAAGATCAGCCAAATCCTGAAAGAGGCTGGTCTTATCATCATAGCTAGTAGGAAAATTAGGTGCCATCTGTTACTTCCTCAGGAACTACAATCGTCTCATTAAGCACATCTTGCACAGTTGTTCGTGGGTATACTTCTAGGGTTCCTCCCACTGTTGCATTCATCACTGTAAATCCAAGTTTGGACATATCTCGATTGATAAATTGATGAATATACTCCAAGGTTTGGTCTCTCCATGGAGCGTGCCCCAACGGATCAAACTTACTGTACTGAGGATCAAAGTGATGGTTCTCTGGTCTACCAAATCCAAGGTCCATCCCCAGTAGGTAAAGTTCTGTATATCCTAGGGTCACTGCTACCTGCATTGCTACTGAGATGGCTCCTCCAAATGCACAATATTCTGGTAAATGCCAACCCATTGGTTTCTCGGAGGCCCGAATATCCATATCTCTATGCTCACATGATCGGATATGATGAGCATTTTCAGGCATCTTTCCAGGTAAAATTTGCTCTACTCGTCGGTAGATTTGATCTACTAAGTAGCTTTGTCGTCCACTAAGAACATGATACGCTGTGCTACCAAGCCAGGGACCCTCATTGTGATCCGTCCGCACATAGTGTGTTGGTCGCCATCGGGTACGACAGAACAGTAATTCAATCTCATTAACAGCAAAACTCGCCTCGCCCAAGTCATGTAAAAGACCAAGCGACGTTTTATGGAGACTCCTACCGTTACCTATGATCCAAGCTCTCATAACTAAAGTTCTACCGCCCCCGCCTTATACAAACCAACCAATGTAGCTGTTGGTATAACAAGTCCAGCTAACGAGAAGAACATGGCCGATCTCGTTACTCCACTAGAGACAGGTCTCAGCGCTATCGATGCTACTCCAATGCTTGAAGTAGTTCCGTGCATCCCTGTGGTGAGCGCCGTGTCGTTCCAGGTCCTTGCGTAAGTCGTAGCTACCCCCACCTGTGATCCGCTATCGTAATCAGCATCATTCAACGCATTATCATTGGCTGGAGGCCAATCATTCAAAGAAGCCCCATGATCAGCGATAACTGACAGGATAAGACCGTTCTCTTCCCCGGCAAGACTCACCGACATATCGCCCGCCCCCGCAGTACCTACTATTGGGTCGCCCAGGTCAACACCATTTATACCCATCGCCACACCGAACAAGTCCGACCACTGCGTTCCAGTTATTACAAGAGTATTTGAACCAGACGCTGGCGACAGTAAAGTCCATATCCACGCCCTGGTATCACTACCGTTCGCATCTTGTTCTTTCTGTTCAGTTAAGGACACACCGTTGTACGTTACAGAAGTTATGTCCGTCCCCCCTCCAAGTGTTTTCCTTGCTCCCATCAGTAGCACGAGCATATCTGCCCCACCAACATCATAAGATGCGCTGTGGGGGGTACTATCCCCATCGTTGAAGTGAGATATCGGTATGGTATCAAATTCTACTTTATCAGGGTCTCCTGATCCAGGACGGATAGAGATAGCTGCACTGCTCTGGTCTCCTGCTCCTGACCACGTACACCCCCAATTATCGCTCGAACCAGAGGCCGCACCATACCCGGCCCACCAGTTTGCGTCGTTTCCAGCGTGATATCCCTCGTCCTTCTCTGTGATTCCAGCGGCTGGTGATATCTCTCTGTCGGCCCCGAGGTCCCCACTCATAACACCAACCATAAACCCTCCGTCTACTGTGGTAAGATTGATCGAGCACGATGTGGCTCCGCTAGCATCACTTACAGCGACATCCACTATAGGACCACCATCAAAGCTAACACCTGAGAAACTAAACGCCGCCGTTACTCTATTTCCCCAATTAGTGTTGACGCTAAGAGTATTACTCCCAGTTGCCGGGTCCATAAGATACCAAATCTCAGCACCACAGCTACGGGCATCCTCAAATATAGCTCTGGTCATTGGCTTCCCGGCGTAGGTCATGGGGTACCAATAACCGGGACCGCCGTTACTCAATCCAGCACATACTACAACAAGCAGATTACCCGCTGTATGATTGTACGCATAGGAGGTAGACGTTGAAAATGTGCTAGAAGTTTCTAAAACAACAGCCATTATGCAAATCCCAAAGTAACAATACAACCTATTGCCGGTGTTGTATGTAGTGTATCAAAATCGATAGCAAGCATATCATTTTCAGCTACGTCATCATTATTGGTATCAATCACATATGCTGTTGCTTCATCACTTCCTGTTTCACCACTATCGATAGTGAGCTTCGTTATCAACATATCTGCGGCCTGTGTTACGTTACGAACTTGGATAGCCATCGTTCCAGTGGTTCCTGCTGTTTTGACCTCCGCATGACACTCAACAAGGTCAAGTCCATCTAAATGTGCTGGAATATGAATTTCAGCTTTACCATCACCGGATGCACACGCCTTATTATTGGCAAAACTAAATGGCTCTACTTGCACGTAACGTCGAAGTCCCCAGGCCAATCCTCCTGATTGACCGCTATCCGCATAGAGCTTACTATATTTCTTACTCGCCGCAGTTAGCTTTATCGGCGTATTATCAGCAGAAGCCGTGATAAGATCACCCTTAGCGTCCATAATTGATTTAGGAATAGCATCGCCAGATAGCGCCTGAAGAATAAGTACTTTCCCTTCATCGTCAAGAACTTTCCAGCCATCAGAATCGACATATGTAAGTTGATATCCTGGCTGCAACGTAACTTTCAACAGAACTCGATCAACCGTGTTATCATCCAACTGAACGGTCACAACTGCGGCGACTGTATCTGCGTTGTAGATATTTACATACTTGAGTTGTCGTTGTGTAGACGCTGCTGGAGCCGCCATGAGCGTTACAGGGGTGGCTCCACTAGACACCCCATTTGAACTTGCAGGAACAAAAGTCTCGTCCGTATGGTCAACGTAAGAAGTCATCCACGAAAGTTCATTTGTGGTTACCGCTCCTCCAAGAAGGAACTCAATTTTTTGGTCGGTTGCATCAAGTATAATCATCGTAACTCCTAAACCCTAAGTGAAATCCTGGACATTATCTGTGGTTGTGTCATTCCACCAAGATTGATTTGCTTTTCCTCTGCGCTCTCTTTTGTTCTAGCGTAGATTCGTGGTTTTCCCCCGTCTATCTCATACCAAATACGGGCTTGTTGATCGGTATAAGTTGGTGCGACTGTCTGCTTCTCCAGTGCCAGAATTTCAGTGGTGAGTCCTGCTGCGTCAATTGAAGTGTCAACGGCTCCACCGGAAAACTCGATTCTAAGTCCTAGTGTTTGGTCGTAAGCCATGTATTGATTTGCATCACCAAAGAAGGCACCCCATTCTTCTACAGTGTAATCAAGGATTCCATTCAGGTTTCCAATACGCACTACATCCAACAATTGATCATACACAGGACCGTAACGAGCTACCACACCAAAGTATGGACCAAACTCCCTCGACCCTTCCAAGATTAGGAAACCGCCTCCTGTTAAGGCTGCGGAACCTGCTGGTTGAAATTCACCATACTCAAGTCCAGTCTCACCTGCGGACAGCGGTCCAGCAAATGCTGTTTGTTCGGCTGTTCCTTGTCGAGCGACACTTTCTCCCGAAGAAAAGTCGTATGGACCAGCATAAGTAGGTTCAGCGCTGTTGAGTTCCCTAACTACAAAGTACTTATAGCCGTTTGCTACAATCTCATAAGGTGCGGCAATCCTCATCCACTCATCTCGTAACGCATCAGGCTTCAAACGAATAATATCATTCGGCTGAAATACAGGAGCGTCCACCACAAAATAATCCTGTGTATCGGGCATATCTTCAGATAGCACAGCACCGTCTGTGATCATCAACTTACCAGAGGCAACACCAATAGCAGCCTCGGCAAATACCACTGCTTGAAGGCGTCCACGAGCAATGATCTCATTGAACTCTGCTAAACCGGACGAGTCCAAACTAAATCCTTGGGTTCCACTAATGAAGTTTGTACTCTTGAGCGTACCGGAAACAAAGCCATCGTTCATGTAAAGTTGTCCGGTCTTGTTCACTCTAAATGGGGCATTTGCTGCTACCGCATTTCCTGCCCAAATTCTCCAGGTTGCATCAGTTGCATCAAGACTGATAGTATCGTCTCCAGTTCCAGCAATAATCTTTCCTGCGGAATCCAGGTCCATATTGTTCTTGGAAATCTTCGTTGCGCTGATCGTCCATCCAGCGATCTCACCCGCAATCGAATAGATCGATCCATCTGCCTCAACTCTGAATGGAGCACTGGCTGCTACTGCATTTCCCGCCCACATTCGGTAAGTGGCGTCGGTTCCGCTAAGGAACAGTGTATTATTATCAACGCCAACTCGAATATACGTGTTTGGATCATCATCATCGTAGATGACGATTTCATTATTGCCCCCGACTTCTAATTTAGCGATATCTGGACTTTTGCTGGTAGTAAACAGCATATTACCTGCGAGCGCCTTAAACTGATAAGTATCCGGTAGAAACTGCCAACCAGCCGTGCGATCTTGTAATGATGTGAACGCCCAATCCCCAGTAACGATCTCATCCTGGGCTCGTTGTGTGTACTGGCTGTGATCATCTGCCGCTAATCCAAGAAGATTGGCATGGGTCATCTGGGCTCCACTACTTCCCACTCCAGTATGTGTATGTGCTCCAACGTCAACACCATCGATAGTGGCGGAAGCTACTACGGCAAGGTTTCCCTCAAGGGCTCGGGTACCATCCTTCAATAGGGCCTGCGGGTACACACTAATCGGATAATCTGCCTGAGGGCTGAGAGGCAAAATAGTATCTGCTGTAGGTACCTGCGTTGCATGGTACCCATCAACAGAGTCAGCGTTACCAAAACCACCACCTCCTGGAGTACTGATACTATCAGAGATAACCTCCCTTGCATAGATGGTATCCCATTTCTGTTCTGCACGTCCCAGATTATGCGTTTCATCCAGGTCTGGTGTTAGCTCACCCTGAACAATGCCTCCAGTTTTGGAGACAAAGTAACTCCTCAATCGGTCAATGTCTTGTTGTGTTAGAGCCATTATCGCACGCTCGCACTACCCATACCGAGGCGAGCCATCAGAATGTCAAGTGCAACATTCTTCTTACCCAATTCAAGGCTGAGAGTATTCTTATCAGCGGAGTAGCTGGTTCGGTTGATAAAGGCAACCGCAGAATCAGTGCCACTTTCACTGCTTACTAACTGTGCCACAGTAGGATCGTAATCATTCACTCGAATTAATTGTCCTGCTCGAATCATATAAGGAAGATCGGGCGCACCAGCCTGAGTATAGACCCTTCCCGAGATAACCAATCGAGATGATTGTGTTGGTTGTGAGTAGCTGTTGATTGCTAGTTCAGCCATCGTGTCAGCAATTCCTGGTAAAGCAGGACCGATATTTAAGCTGCCTTCTCGCACCCCAAAAAGGCCCTGGCTCACGGTGTTCTCTCTCCAGTCTGTGAATGTCGGTCCAATATCCGGGTCATCATAAAGTACCTGGATACGGTTATATAACTGTCGTCGGTTTCTGTTCAGTGTAACTCCGGCATTTGACCCAAAATCTCGCACAAAAATCTGCCAGTCAGGTTCGTCGCTCAAGATATCTGGCTGTTCGAATAAATAGGGTTGACGATGCTCCCAGATAGCGAAGAAAATTGGTACTGGGATAACTCCATCAGCACCAAACTTTGTGACCTGTTCAATGGCATCCTTAAGCTTACTTTCTCCAGTGAAATCCTGAGGTGTGATGTCTGATACTGTCTCCTGAATCTGGGCATGTGTCTTCCACCAACTATCAGATAGGTCAACGGTCTCTTTGACCACATCTGAGATTGACTTGGGGATTCCCAATGGGTAGATAATTCCATGAATCAGGTCCTGGGCATGTGCGTAATATCCTGCACAGGCTACTCTGACACCCTTTATATCTGCGTCAGTTGATTCAATACGACCCTCATACAAGCGACGACCTAAATGATCAAAGATTACACAATGATATCCCACATAATCCCGATACCAACGAATGGCATTATATCCCCCAACTTCTACAGTAAAGTCGGCTGCTCCGAAACCCCCATGTAGGATAGTACCAAAGGAAAGTCCCGAGAACCGATCAGTCATCTCTCGGAAATCTGCGGGGCTTTCAGAAGGTGTTTTCCAGATCGCTATAAGTAATTTCATACCAATGCGTTGTGGGTTGGGACAACGTAGACTTGTACGTCCATCTGGCGAGTGATCTCACAGTTCTTAACTACACCCTCCTGAAGGAAGTAGATTCTAGCGTCCACTCCCGGCTCCAGTGTTAGTCGTGGCATCAGACCGTATGGAAGACCGGTTCGCTTCCCACTCGTATTGATGTGGTAAACCGAGTCTTCCCAACCATCGTCTACGGTCTCTTCAAATTGGTCTACCCCTGTTGTTCTATACTCCAAAACCCGATAACCGCCATCTTGCGGCATCAGCGCAATGTAATCCAACGAAAGCTGTGTCTGTCCAGGCTCGTCTCGCATAGCCCGTAATGCAATATTCAAACCCGCCAATCCGGTCGGTGTACCCACCAACCACGGAGGGAGAAACACGGTTCCCAGGTCCATAAGCTCAGTGATTGTATCTATCGGCTTAACCCACGGACTCTGATAGAGGACATCCGTACCATATTTAACGACGATGCTATAGCTGGCTTCCTGATCCCAGTGTGTTGCTTCTCGTGCACGACCAAAGAATCTGAAGGGTCCCTGCGTAGCCTCTATTTGAGCAGCACTCAACGACCACTCAAATAAATCGATGACGCCATCAGCATCGGTAAAGGAAACATTAGTGAATGATCCACCCGAGGAATAATCCACATCATCGACACCGTTCTTCATTGTTACCTGTTGTCCAAGTGGTTGTGTAGTGACCGAGGTATAAACACTGACCCGACCTCGAACAAAATATGCAAAAAGCGGGATAATCCAAGCTTGGGTACCAAGCGGTTGTGTCGTTAATGATGTGAAAGTAGAAAGGTTCGCTCGAATATAATAGAATGGACCCTGCGCATTTATTGTCGTGGTCTGCCAATCAGTAGGACGTTCGTAGCTAACTAACTGAGTACCACTAACTTTGAAATTGCCTGTTCCATCAACTACATCTGAGAGCGCTTGCCAGATATTTCCATTCCAGTATTCCCAGGTCAGCGCCCATGTACCCACACCCGCCTGACCAATATTTAACTTCAGTTGATCAAATGGATTGCTGTGTCCAAAGTAGTAGTTATATTCTCCATCAATTTGAGGAGCCGCTGGAAGCAGATTCATATCATTGGTTGTAGCGTTGTTTGCTGCGGTTGTTTCGTCCGTGTAAGCCCCATTATCATCGGCTACTGCTGCGGATAATGCTAGTTGTTCTACAGAGGTCTTCGCCCAATCAGTAGGTAGCAACCAGGAAATCTCATTGTTGCCCCCAGTAGTAAACCCATTTGTACCGTCTGATACGGATGTAAGCGCCTCCCAACTGTCACCATCCCAGTATTCCCAAGTAATGGTCCAGCTACCCGCTCCTGCGGTACTTACGTTAAGATCAAATTTGTCGAATGGTACGGCGTACCCAAAGTAGTAGGCGTCTTCTTGTGCCGGTGTTGCTGGCAACAGGGTCATATCATCAGCGGTTGCTTCGTTCGCTTCTGTGGTTTCGTTGGTTAGGTTTCCACCATCATCTGCAATAGCTGCATCTGTATCCGAACTCTGTGATGTTGTGACACTTCCATCATCCTCCAGGATGTGCACAAATCCAAGGTCCCCCTTACGGACCCCGATGTAAATCTTACCGGTGTTCTCCGCCTCACCTGCTTCAGACTCTAGGAAAAGCTTAACCAGCGCAGGATAATCACCGTCGATATCAACCCCGTCAATCTCTACCCAGTTATCGTCACCCGATCCAGCATCATCATGATTCCAAACTCGTAATCCACCAGTTATATCAGTACCATTACCATTTGTGAGAGATAACTCAATTGGAGTTCCGTTGACCGGAGAAATAGGATAGGCAAATGGCGCACAACTCAAAATCAGGTAGAAATCCTTGATAATATATCGGCCTTTCTCGTCAGTCTGATGAACCTGTGTAACAGACATCGTATTGCGGGGCCAACGTAACTCACCGTCGATCACTTCAAAGTATGTTGTGTTGGTCGCCCCTTCCCATTGATACTGAAGCTCAACTCTGGCACCAGTCTGATTGATTGAACGCTCACGAGCATTCTCCAACAGACGCTCAATCTGACTGATATTGTTGAGAAGCTCGTCTCGGGTATTGCCGGTTACATGAAACCATGCACGAACCCTACGATTTTCGAAGGTTGATGTTATTAGCTGAGACCCATGTGAGTAAACAGACTCCCCGCCCCAAACCTGTTTCTTATCGGGTGTCCAAATATCGAGTCCTCCATCTCGCAACCTATACGGGGTGCTGATGAAGTCTATACTGATAGTTCCATCTGTCATCTTCAATAAAAAGGCCATTAGATTCCTTCCTGCTGGAAGCCACCGCCGACTCCCATAGTTCCTTCCACACGGCGTTGAAGTACCCGCTCAACTTGAGAAGCGATCTCTTCGATGTCTCTGTCAGACCTAACTGAGTCTTTACCAAAGTGCATCACGATCTGCTGTTGCTCACCACCTTCTGCATCTGGTGCAAGTGGTGATCCAATACCGAGGGACGGTGGGGAGAACATCGAAGCCCCACCCATCATACCTTCTGTTAAGGTATTTCCAACCTGATCAGCAAGAGATTGTCCCATTGAGTCGATACCAAGAACCATACCCTCTACAAAGTTAACACCAACGTCCATCATAACCTGAGAAGGAGATGTCATCTTGAGTATTCTCTTAATTGTGTCCAACGCAGCCTGAGCAAGGTCTGCCGCAGCCCTGATTGCATCTTGAACCATACTGCCAATTCCGTCGATAACTCCTTTAATAAGGTTCTTACCCGCCTCGACAAATTGATTACGAAATTCCAGAATCTTATCCTTAACGGCGGTAACCTTCTCTCCAATCATCGTCTTGATTTGTTCCCACTTTTGAGCAATCGTGTTCTTAACCCGGAACCAGAAGATAATGAGCTTAGTTAGAAGTGGGGTAATTGCAAGGATAACCGCATCACGGATAGCCTCCCATTTTTCAGTAACGAATGTCTTAAACGCATCCCATCGCTCACCAATCCAGGTCTTGATACCCTCCCAAATAGGTGAAATAAATCCAATAATCGTATCCCAAACACCAACAATCGTACTAACAATACTGTTCCAAATTTCACTCACTGTGGTCTTAAAGGCCTCCCATTGAGTAGAAATCCACGTTTTAATATTCTCCCATGCCGTTGAAATTGTTTCTTTTATAGACTCCCAAGCATTCGCAATCGCTTCCTTAATTCGCTCCCACACAGTTTGAGCAATCTCAACGATCTGTACCCAAATAGGACCGAACTCATCAACAATGGTCTGCCAGATCGCCATAACATTCTCTTTGATTGAAGTCCAAGCCTGTTCAATGAACTGAAATAGCGCACTCTCCTGAACAATCGCCAATAATCCCTCGAATAAACCCCCAAAGAACTCTTTGATCTCTTCCCATTTCTCAGATAGAAAATCTCTAATACCCTCAGTCTTTTCCATCAAGAAATCAACAATGGCTTGCCACTTATCACTAATCGTTTCACGAACCTTATCGATTGCTTTACCTATACCATCCTTAATCTTCATGAAGCGATCAACAATTGCTTGCGCCACACGTTTTACAATAGCTTTCAAAAGTATAATCTCAAGTTTCCAAATCCTCACAATGTTCTTTGGAATGGCCTTAACCTTATCAAAGTTACGGATAATCCAGATTACTCCAGCCACAATAGCTGCTACTAACAGTGGAACCGCCAAAGCTGCCAATGAGATTCCACCTGCGAGGGCTCTAATAGCACTAGCGGCACCCCCAAGACCACCTGCGGCAAAGGCCTCAACTATCCGCCCTATTCCGGCACCAATATTTCCAAGGGTCGCTCCTATTCCTGCTAATCGTGGAAGCTTCTTAATGAGAAAACCAATAATTGACCCGCCTTCTTTTATTGCTGCCATTGTTTTCAACGTAGCAACAAACGCCAAAACCGGACCAACTACCTGAGCGATAATCCCAAGGGCATCTGCAATTTCACCAATATTTCCAGAAAGTTCTTTAACATCTACCTCACCAATCTTCTCGAAGAAGCCCTTAGCAGTATCCCAGACGCCACTGATCTTATCCCAGATATCATGGATACCCATACCATAACCATGAAGGGTCTTATAAGTATCAGCAAATGTGGTTCCAGCTTCCTCATCAAAATCTAGTAGCTCCTGAAAGATCGTATCATCAAATTCCTCTCCCCGCAATCCAGTAAAGAAGCCTTCCATTGCTTTCTTACCCGCTTCAATACGCTCAGACATCGTTCTAAAATCTTCTCCCAACTGTCCCAGTTTATCATCAGGATCAGGGTCGGGAATTCCAAATGGTTCAATCTCTGGGAACTCGAAATTACCAATCTCATCTAACTTACCAACAAGTTTATCCAGCGTGTCTAAAAGCCGAAGTTGAAGATCATCCTGATGCTGCATCGCTTCGATCAAGGACTTTTGTGTGTCAAGCTGCTGTTGTACGATGTCGTTCTGATCTTCCAGAGCGTGCTCTTCTTCAGCAATTGCCTTAAGTTCTTCGTCCCGTGATCTCATTGCCTGTCGAATTGCATCAGCCTTATCTTCGGCAGTCATCGTACTTTGAGCGATCAACTGAATTTCCTGTCTATAGGTGTCAAGTACCCCGTGTCGGCGCTGTTCCAACTCAGCAAGTTCCTTCTGGATAGACGTGTAATCAAGCCACAACGTAATCAACTTCTGAACTTCATCTGAAGCCTCACCCAGGTTAGCTGTGATATCGTTAAGAACATCTTGAGCAACATTCCCGGTTTCATTGAAGATACTGATGAGCTTCGCAAGGTCCTTTCTAGCCTTCATCGCAAATACAAATTCATCGGCCTCCCCAATCTTACTTACCTTAGCCATCGTGCTAAGAACCTTCTCAATTGTACGACCCACGTCTTTCAAAATAGAGAAGTCGGCGTTAGCAAATCCCTCTAAGAAAGCGTCAAAAACATTTTTACCCCAAAGGTCAATATGGGAAAGCGGACCAAGCTCAGGTGGTGAACTACCAGCCAAGAATCTGCCAATAAAATTACCTATCGCTGTGAGAACTTTACTGATAAACGACGCTGCGGCCTTAAGCATACCCTGTCCAAATGTGACAATCAAATTGGCTCCCCAATCTTCTGCGGCCTCACCTAATCGTATGAAAAATGCAGCAATCTTATCCCCCATACCGGTTATTTTGATCAGAATTGCAGCAACAACACCACCAATAAGCAGGGCAAGAGCCAGGGTACCCGCACCCAGTCCCGTGATTTTAGCAACAATCCCTCCCAACGTTATAGCAACCTTAGCTGCCATGAACCCGAACCCACTAATCACCTGGATGGCCCTAAAAATACTCATCCCCATCATTGCAAAACCAAAAGTGATCTGAGAAGCAAACAGCAGGATCGGACCAAGAACCATTAATAGCAGTGCTCCAGCTACGATTGCTTTCTTCATTGGATCAGGTAGACCAGCAAACGCATCAATCAACCGTCTGACTGCGGGGATTGCTGTTGCAACCAGCGTATTGATAATCGGCAAGAAAGTATCACCCATCACCAGTGCAAACTCTGTAAACTGGTTCTTGAGCATCTTCATCTGGTTTTCCGTGGAGAGAAGCTGTCGCTCATACTCGATCTGCAAAGAGGTAGCTCTGTCCATTTCCTGAACTGCGGTAACTAAATTGTCCGCAAGTTCCTGAGGAGCACCGGCAAATGCGGCTAGTGCCTTACCACCTCGTATACCAAGTGCCTCGAATGTAGAGGCCAGCGCCTCAACCCGATCATCACTATCAGCAGCAGCCCGGACAATATCTACGAGTGTACCGGCAAAATCCTCGTTGAGGGCAGTAGTCAACTCTAGAACTGTATCATACTTGTCAGTTGCCCCCATCAATTGGGAGATTGCATCTCGGTTCTGTGTTATCTTAAGGGTCATGTTACGAAGTGCGGTTCCAGCCTCATCAGCCGAGAAACCAACCGAGATTAATGTAGCTACAAATGCTGCCCCAATCTCAGGAGGAAAGTCCAAGATTGCTCCAGCTTGAGCGAAATTCTCCATAGCCTTAAGAATTTCCGGTGCCTTGGATGCCGTGGTGTTCTCAAGTTGGTTGATAACATTCATCAATCTACGGATTTCTTCAACCCCCTCTTCTGTGTTGAGGTCGATAGCAAAAGCATTAGCGAGTCGTCCAACGGCAAGACCCACCTCATCGGCTGCGATGTCGGTTGCCATAGAAAGCATATTGAGGATATCTACAAGACGTAGAATTTCTGGGACACTGGTGATACCCATCTGTCCCAGTTGTTCAGAAATTTCAGCTAACTCGATTGCTCCGGTAGAAGTATTCATCGCCATGTCTCGGAGACCACGCCCCAAAATATTCATGGCTTCTGTTGTCAGTCCAGTTGTCTTCTGAACTCGTACCAGTTGAGCGTCAAATTGAGTTGCTGCTTGATAAGCATTCTTGAAGAAGAGAGCTATAACTGGGGTAACAAATAACGAGAGGCTCTTACCCACAGACATCATACCCTGTGAGACCAAACGAATAGAGTTAGCGGCATTCAGGCCCTGATTAGAGAGCCACATAACACCCTTCTGTGCTCTATTAAGCATGTTGGTGAAGCCCATTGTAGCTTGGCTTGCACCCGTTACTTGTTGAGCCATCATATTGGTTGTGGAGTTAACTCGGGAGAGTTCCGTGGCAACAGCATTAGCGGTACGAACCGCACCTTGGTCCATACCTTTGAAAGTAATCGTAAATGATCCGCCGCCTTGTGCCATTAGTCGTCCTCTGCTACGTTGCTAGTAGTATCGGCTGGTTCGTTTGCTTTAGCAAACAACCTACCATCCGGGTTATCGTGAGCGTCAAACTCAACGAGAACCTGCGAGCCCTCTGGCATCTTACCCGCATACTTTCTTCGCAAAGCAGAGAACCGACTACCGGAAGCCCATGGTGTCATTGATTCGAGTGCTCTCTCAATCTTCTGAGAGTAGTTTCGTAATGACTGAGCCCCTTGTTTAGTCTGTGGGGTTCTTGCCAATGGCATCATTAACATCTGCCATCGGAACTGCTGCGCTTGATCTTCCTTGATATACTTCCAGGCCTCAGTTAGCCATGAAAGTCCATAGATGTCAACCTGATCAATTACTAGTTCGTCGGGCCATCCGTAGGCTGCTCTGATGTCGTGGAAGGCTCTTCCGAACTTTCGATGGAGGAAGTTTGCGAGAAAAAACGGCTAAGAACTTTCCCAATCGAAGGCTGTGCTTCGTAGACCATCATAACAGAATCTACCAAAACAGCGATATCGAAATGTTTTTCTGCGAAATCTTTGGAACAACCCAGGATCACGATGTATAGATCGATCAGTGCATCGGGCGTGAGGCTTCCAATCAGGTCCTGAAGGAGGGCCAAGCCACTTGAAAAAGTGACCTCTCCCTCTTCATTCATCATGCCTTCAAGCGCCGGAAGGCCATACTGATTCATCCACTTTCCGAGTGCGACCACTTGCTCTGCTTGCTCTCGGCCCTGCTTGACTAGCTCAAACGATTTTCCTGCTACCTCAATACTTGTTTCACCCATCTCTCTCACACTCCTTTTATTAGGTGTAAATAAACAACCCCGACCCGCACGAGGCAGGCCGGGGAAGGTTTACCAATCTACAGGCTTATGCTTACGGGACAACTCGGAGCAGTTCACCCACACCCTCGAAATCAACACTGAGGGTGGCGAAGTCTTCGGTTGTGACGCCATGCTCAACAGATGTAAGCAGCGCATCGCCTTCCCAGTACTTCGTTAGAACGGCTCGGCTGTCGTAGAAGCGTAGCTTGATGACCGATCCGGCCTTCATAGTTGTGAAGATCGTGTCGTCAGCATCGTCGTAGTAGCCTGCCAGTGACCCACTCCAGTTCATCCAAGTACGTGCCTTGAAGACCCAAGCGGAGTCCAGGTCAGCCACAAACGGACGACGCTCGGCAACATCAACCGAAATACTGATCGTAAACTCGTTACGCTCAGAAAGCGGGGTATAGATACTACCACCATCAGTTGATAGATCAACTCGTGCGTCAATTCCTACAATAGCAGCCATATTAGCGTTCCTCCATTAGACTCTTCCGTTTCACCACCGTCTCACACACGGGGCGCACTGTGGTAACCTTTCAACAGGCTATCTACTACTTCCTTCAATTGCTAAGGCGCTCGAAAAGCAACGAAGCCCTCAGGTGCTCCTGTGTCCTCTTCGAGCCTCTCCCAAACGTTTAGACCCTCATAAGTAGAGAGGGACTGCGGTACATATAGGATACCCCCAGGAACAACCTGCCACATTACCATTGAAAGAACAAACCTCGGCTGTTCACCCTGACCTAGGTATGCTACAAGATGGGCAATTCGCTGGAATCGAGAGTGTGTGCTGGCGAGCATCTTTTTGCCCTGTGCTGCGTCAACAATTCGAGTTCCTAACGGGAACTTTGTTGGTGCAGGTGCCTCAGGCTCAGGCACTACTTCCGATTCTGGTGCTAACTCTATTTCTGGTTGTAGTCCACGGTCAAAGTCTTCCAAAGGAAATATCTCTTCCTCTTCAGCCAAAGATTCTACATCAGATAGGATTATCCGTCCCCCTGATCCAGTACCTTCCACATCAGATAGATCGATATTATTCTCCTCCGCAAAAACACGTGCTGCGGGAGTTGCATCAATCTCGTCTTCGGCTTCATCATTAGTAATCCACGGTAATGTCATGTTGCCTCCTAAGCGGTCTTCTCAAACACCATAATTTCAAATGGAACCCAATACATCGGAATATCATTCATACGAACGATCTCTGGTTGATCAATTCTCTCTAATCGAACCCACGGGGTTAGTCCCCCAAGCGTATGATCCTGGGCAAAAAGAGATGAGAGCTTATCTATTACCGCCCGCAACTCCACTTCAACGTCCTGAGTATCTCCAGTAAAACGAAGCATGAAAACACTGATCACACTCCACTGCCATATTCTTTGTTTGAAGGGCTCTTCTTCAGATCGGCCTCTGCGAACCCCTCCTCCGAATTCCAAGAGGACTCCGTAGTTCTTTCCACCTTCGATCATCTGTTTCAAGAGACGATCAACGTCTCCAGCAACGACCTGATCACGATGGTCAACACTGAAATGAGCCCGTACTTCATCTACAATCGCTGTTTCAAGCACAGAGTAATTCATTAGAACTCTCCAAGTCTAACTTTACGAGAACGGTAATGCCCAGAACGCAGAAATCTCACATAATGTAGAAACCATTCATCAAAACTCTGATCCATCAGCCGTTCAAAATGTCGGCGTCCTGGAGTTCTAGTCAAAATCTCTGCGTAATAATCGTATCTGGGATGGCCCTCTGGATGGTACTTAGAAAAGTGCGTTTGTCCCCGCTCACCAATCCTATAAGCAATCAGTGACGCAATATGCTTAAGGTCTCTCTTAAATGGTCGGCTTGGCTTGCTACTCTGGTTAGCCTGTGCACCACCACTCTTTGTCCACCGAAGAGGTCCTCCCTGTGATTTTGGTGGCTTAATGGAAATTCCTTTTGCAGCAATCCAGTCAATGATCTGTCTGGTCGGGGGAGGCGTTCCACCTGGAGCACGGCCCTCTCTAATGTAGAAGTTTGCAGGATAAGGTCCCTCTACGATCTGTGCTCCGTACTTTCCTGCTTCCTCCACCCTAATGTTTTCTGCGGCCTTTCCGGTTACTCCAATATCCTTCTTACCACCTACCGATAGACGTTCTTTAGCAAGCTTTGCCACACGGTTAGCTACAGTGGCAGACTGTTGACGAAGACCATCGTAAATCGCTCCCGTATTTTTGACCCTATGTTCTTTAAGAAAGCCCCTTACGTCAGTCATGTCCACTGTAATAATTACCGGACCCGCCCTCATCGTAGTCTTAACTGGCACGGATTCTCTCCCTACGAAGCATACGCTTCATGATCTGTTTGAGGTGACTGGTAAGACCCACATTCATATTAGGCGTAGATTCTCCCATCTCTTGTTCTCCGGTAGCCCACTTGATCGTGCTATCGGCCCCGTAGCGTTGACGATAATTGATGATTGCTGCGATCATAGAGGCTGCTGTTAGCTGCACAGTAGGATCAACCGTAGGATCGCCAGAGGTATAGTCAATTTGTGCGTTCAGAACACCCTCAGGAAAAGTCTGGGCAATCAGAGCAATATGGTGTGGATAAACCACGTAGTCACCCGGAATCAACGCCACACCGCTAACCCGCACATCTTGAACTGAAATAATAGGCGGCTTACGAACAACCAGCATATTAGTACCATCACCATCATGCGTCTCGTTGGTAACGGCTATACTTTCTCCAAGATGGGGAGTTCCCAGGTGTTGTTTGATAAGCGCTTCTACAACGTCACTCCAAAAATCGTCCAGTTCATCGGCGGGGAACGGGTGAATAGAAATAACTTGCTGTTTCGAGCAGAGTTTCCAGGCCATAGGTATCTCCTGTCCAAGTTTGGACTATCAACTACAATCGCACCCGAAAAGAAAAAGGCCCCTCGTAATAAGGGGCCTTTGAGTTTCTTGTTGCTTAGACTTAGGCAAGCTTTGCGTGTCGGACGACTGCCACGAGGTTCGGGTGAACCAAGCGAGCGGACAGATAGCCCTTAAGCATGTAGTCAAAGGTGTCCTTGACACGTGCCAACTCAACAAAGCTGAAGAGTCGATCCGTCTGACGACCCATGTCATCGATCTTGCCCAAGTAGGCTCCACCTCGACGTGGGTTGTAGTTAGCCAGAAGAATATTTTCCTCACCAGTGGAGAGTGGCTGGATATCCGGTAGTGTAGCTCCAGAACCGGTATCAATCGAACCATCGTCCGAGTAGGCTTCAACCGATCCATTGACGGTTCCAGCAGCATCGTAGGTGAGTGCCGGAATGACATCAAGGAGCTTCAAATTGGCGTTTCCGGTTGCAAGACCACGGAAGATCATGTAGAGCAATGCGCCAGCGTCAGCGGTCCAGGAGAGGTCAACGGTGTTATTGGTCGTGGAGGTCGTTGCCGAATCCTCACCACCAGCCACCTGCTCACCATATGCAGTAACCGAGGAAATGACGTAGAAGTACTCGTCATCAATCAGAGCACCGCCAGAGGCGGGTGCTGCTGTTGCTGTAGGAGAACTTGTTGCACCAGATGCCGGAGCGATGTAATCACTCTCCAACATTGGAACATTGGCGTAGTTAGCCATAACGATTCGACCTTCTGCCAGCACGGATTCCGTGAGAGGAATCTGAACCTTGGTCTGAAGACCATCAACAACCTGCTTCATACGGGTGCTCATAATCCATACCTTCGGATCACCACGAACACCACGGAAGGCGGTGCTACGAGCAATAGCCTCATCCAGATCAGCAAGATCGATCTGATCGCCGCCAGCATCAACGATGTTACCTGGGGCGTCTGCGAACACACGAGGAATCAAACCGGAGTACTGGTATGGATCACCAGTGAATCCGATATCATCGGCTGCGCCCCACATCAAACCATATTCGAGGATGTTAGCCATACCTTCGACAGAACCTTCAAGCTCAGTGGAAAGCGCATCAATGAAGCGCTCGTCCATTGCCTGAGCAAAACCAGAAACAGAGCCCCAAATACGCTGAATCTTCATCTGGACAGACTTGCGCTGGTATACGCTGTTCTTGGCATTCGCCGGGGTGACTTCACCTTCGAACCATGCTTGCGGGTGGCTGGAGCGGACGTTGTACTCGTGGGTCTTGGAGCCTGCTTCAAGAACACTGAAGAGAACAGCCAGCGGCTGAACCTTGAGTAGCTCTTCATGAAGCATTGGGTCCAGATCATAAGGAAGCAATGCGGCACCGTCACCGGTCGTTAGGAGCGCCTTTCGGAGTTCCTCACCGGAGCCTCGTGCCTGCTCCATGATCTGTGCGTAGAGTCGATCCTTAACAGTATTCATTGGATTACCTCTTATCAGAGTTAGGACCTATCTCGGATTACTGCCGATACAGGTCGGGAAATATAATTGCGTAGAGCGGACTTCAAGAGGTCTCCCTCTTCCTCAGGTGCTGCGTTCTCTACCTCTTCCAAGGCTTCGTGCGGCAGAACCTCAGTCTTAGCTCGTCCGGTTCGCTTTGCAGGCTTACGAAGCTCTGCAAGCTGACTTTCAAGATCAGCCAACTTCTCAGTGAGTGCTGCGATTGGATCGACAACCTCTTCCTCTTCAGTTGACTCAACCTCGATCTCTACCATTCTCTCTGCTTCGGACTGCTCCTCGTCTTCGGGAGCCTCTGCCTCAGCCTCTGAAAGAAGGTCGATGAGTGCTTTTGCGACCTTGATAGCGAATTCCTCAGAAATCTCCTGAGAGTCGCCTTCGTCGTCAGCTTCTTCAATTGCTTCTTCCTCTTCAATGTCAGTCTCTTCCTCAGGAGAATCTTCTTCCAAGGATTCAACTAACACCTCAAGGAGTTCATCTTCTTCTTCGGTTGTCTCAGAGAACTCAACACCAGATTCCTCCAATACGAGTTCCTCTTCAACAGTTTCTTCGGAGTCCTCTTCAGAAACCCAAGGTCCGTCCTCGCCAACTTCGACGGTGCCAGCTAATCCGAGGTCAGAAAGTTGTTCCACATCATCGGGAATAGCCTCTTCCTCAGTTTCCTCAGCTTCCTCAGTTTCCTCAGTTTCATCAGCGTCAGCGGAAAGTTCCACTTCAGCTTCAACCTCGGCTTCGTCAGTTGCCTCTTCCGCAGACTCTACTTCAAGTTCTTCGTCTGCCTGGAGGTCCTGTTCTAGTTGTGCCATATCAAATCCCTCCTCCAGGGTTCCAACTGCGCCGAGGGCCTTAGACACGACTGTAAAGCCATGGGTAGCCACTAGCTGCCGCAGTTCGGAGCTTACCGGAATATTCTTATCTTCATCAAGGAAGAGCCGTGCATCATAATTTGCAGGATGATCCACTAAGCTGATCTCCACCAATTCGTAGGCAAGAATCTTCCAGGCTCCGGTTTCCTCATCAATTTCTATATCATCGAATGATCGAATAATGATCCCAACACTCAGCGCCTTCAACAGACCATTCTTGACCTGGAAAACTGCTTCGGGATCGATGACTTGAATCTCAACCTCATTCCAGTCGAGGCCATCGTCTTTGCCGATATTGATAACTTTGGCAACGGGCTTCGGCATGTGCATATAACGGATGTTGCCCCATTGTCGATACTTCGGAATAGCCTTCTCAGTTGCTTCCTGAGTGATGATATCCCCAATCTCGTCAATATTGTCGCTAGTGAAAAACCCACGCACGAGAATTGATCCGTCTTCTTGAGTAGTAAAACCCTTTTCCAACGGAATTCCGAGATGCTTGGTAATGAAGTTGCCTTCTCTGGTTGCCATAGTTTTCTCCATTTGTTTATCTGCGCAAGATTCCTCGCAAATCGAAAATGCTACTGCTTGAACCTGATCGTCATCCCAGTCAGGATTCTCTTCCTTGATCTCGGGAATCTTTCGTGCTACACAATCCTCTACGGATTCCCCTTCTTGACGACAGGCCGGGGATTTTTGCACGACACAAAATTATAGGGCTCCTCGTGCAGCAGCATCTATCAGACGCTTGGCACGTCGAACCCCGTAAACCTTAGAGAGGTCCTGAAAACCAACCTCTTTGACTTGATCACACGTAATCGAGGGTATATTTCCATGCAGCATAAGTGGTTTACCCCACGAGTCATCGTCCCAACGAGTATATAGCATCTCGACATCCGACTTCGGCAAAAAACCATCGATGTCAGGACTACGGACAGCTAATCTTGTAGTTCGTCTTCGAATTATTGTGCTCTGCATATTCTCTCCTTCTCTACAATCATTCTCGATAATCTTTCGTTACCACTTATGGTTAGGCAAGATCGTCTACAACCTCGACACTTATATATCCCTTACTTGGATATGTCTGAATTTTACCACCAGTCCAGGTTACTTCAAACTCGGCTAGGAAAATTCCACTAGTATCGGTTTCATCCGTTTGCCAAGCATAACTAACTTGACCTGCTGCTGGATTAGACCCAATTGCAGCCAACCCATCTGTGATTTTCATCGCTGCGCCAGCTTCCTCTCGCATATGAAATACAACGCCAGTGGCGTCGGTCAAATCAACAGGATTCTCATTAGCATCTCGTAAGATCGCTTCCAATATAGGAAGCAAATCGTTTCTTTTAATCGTAAAGTCCGCCATCGGCTACCTCTACAGTAAATTCCTTCGTGAGAACTTCAACTTTGGACTCCTCAGGAGGAGCCACATGAACGGTACTAGCTCCAAATAAAGTTTCTACAGAAACGGGTCGATCCAGGGCCAACACGTAAACGTAACCAGCAACTACTTCGGCCTCGTGAAGTTCATTCTCTACAATCTCTACGAAGAACTCACGGGCAAGTACCTCAGCTTCATATTCCCGTGGAAGAATATGTGCCAGAGTAAAAGGCGTATATTCAACGGGAATTATAAGGATCAGGACGTTACGTCCTATTCTCCCCGAAGAAGCTATAGACGAAGCAGCAATCTTACCGATTCTGCCTAAAGCAGCGATGTTGTCGGCCCGCATTAGACCTCTACCATTTGATAACCGGTTAGTTCACTATCTCCGTCATAGGTAGCAGTAATGTCCCATTGCTTGTAGATTGTTCCCAAACCATTATCAGTGTAAGCAGTAATTCTAGCACCAATCAGGTTATGATTACCGTCATGTTGGAGGTTACTCCAAACAACATTCTCTCCCGTGATTCCCAAAAGGTCGAGCATAGCATTTTGAATAAACGCTCCAAATGACCCGCCAACCAAATGTCCAGCAGTAGTCGCATCCCAGACACGATCAGAAATATCAAGCTTATCTTGCTCAGTAATACCCGAACCGGAAACAACCGTCAGACCATCGACAGGACTTTCCAAAACAGTGATATCACCGGCTGCACCGGTTGCTTTGATAACCTCATCGTTGAGACCACCAACAATCTTACCCCCGTAAATTCGGGTGTAACCACTGCCCTGCCAGAACTGAATCTGCCAAGGTGAGTTAAGAATTATAATGATCTGGGAGAAAACACCGGGATTGGAGGCATCTTCGATCTTACCCTCGGGCTTGATAATATCGCTGTGTTGAACGCCTACAGGGGTAGCCATCTCGTCTTCGATGAAGTCATGCAACGTCTGTGCGTCCACACTAGTTGTGGGAGACGTTATCTGGATGATCTGGTTATAGTAGTCAACTATTAGCGGCATCTAACTGATCCTTTCGATACAAAGACAGAGCAGAGAGAGCTTCATACTGGGCTTTTCTCTGCTCAGTCAGTGTATCTACGATCAATGTATGATGCTCGATTTTCTCTTGTGCGAGCTTTATTTTATCACTTAAATGACGAATATTGATGGCAATATCATCCATCGATACTCTTAGTGATTCATCATTAAATTTTCCCCCTCCGATAAGTGAGGCGTAGTACTTTTTTCGCTGAATCTCATGCGCACGAGCACCTTTGTAAGCAAGAAGTTCCTTCTGAGTTTGTTCAAGAAGGACCTTATTTTTCTCTAGGTCCCTCTCGATGATCTCTTCCAAACCCTCAATAACAACTCTAGGTTCGCCATTAGCTGCCATAAACGGTATTCTCAATTCTCGTGGCACTGGCTGAACCTCCACCAGTTCCAATGGTCACATCAGCCGTATAGCCCTTAATCTTAGTTGTTGCCAAAGAGGTATTTCTTACTCTAACTCGACTGAAAATGTCAGCAACATATTGCATACTTGCTTGCGCTGATCCAGGAGCTTCCTTGAACTCGAAGATGATCATAAAGTATACATCATCTGCGGTATCAACCAAGGTGATAGGCACGCAGTTAATCTCTCCGGTATCGCCTGAATCTTGACCAGAAAGTGGGGGGTAAATCTCGATGGAGTCATCACTGGTTACAGCAGTTACATAGCTTACAGCAGATAAGTCGTTGTTGTAAACCAAGTCTCCGACCTTTGTGTTAACAAAAGCTCCTACATCGTTGATGGTATTTTCGTCAGTGCTGGCTTCCGCTGTCCATGTAGAGTTTGCCAGTGTAACAACACCCGTAGCTGCACTATAGGAACTGTATCGAAGGACGTATTCCTGGTTATTATCACTTACGTCTCGAAGAACCAGAGTTCCACCCAACGTCTTTCCAGGAACGTCTGCGGCAATTGAACCGTCAACCGTCAGAGTAGGATCACCAGCAGCCTCGCCACCAGTTGCAGAATATTCGGTCTTATCAACTACCCCACCACTAGCTGTAAGTCTAAAGCACGACGCATAGTCATACTGAAGCAAATTCAAGATTGTCATTTGGATAGTCGTTGGTCGTGCTCTCGGAGTTCCGGTAGCATCGATCAGGGAGAACAGGTTTTCCTCTGTTACCTTATAGTCGGAAAGTAGAACACCCCTTGAGGCGAAGAAGTTAACTCCGGCCAATGTTCCAAAGGAACTCTCAGCCACAGGAACGATAACTTCAACTGTTAGACCTGAAGCGTCAAATTCATTTACTCCATCAGTTTCCCAGATACGTTCACCATCTACGAAGGTACCTCGACTATTTCTAAGTAGTGCTGTATTACTAGAACCACCTGGATTTGAAACTACAACACCTGTAGCCCCCGAAGTTGCTCCTGTAACAACCGCACCTTCATTCACGGTACCGGTGATAGTTGCGTAGTTAACTGCGTAGTCAATACCGATCCATTCCTGTCCGTCAAGACCATCATGATCAAGCAAACTGCCTCGACGTTGTGCGTACTTGTTATACTCGTGCATTTGAGCCAACGAAGCTTGATTCAAATCGATAACAATACCATACTCTTCGTTGACCGTATCATCATCAATGTCAGCCTGGGTATTCCCAAACGTATAGGTTGGAAGTGCCGCACCATCAAACCATGATGTCAACGCTGGACCCTGTGAAGCGGGTGCAGAACCATTTTTGCTTCCGGTTCCAGAGTCATCCTGGTTGTTTGCAGTTTCAGCAGCAGTAGTGAAATCCACCAACGGATCGCCAACCAAGAAATAATGAACTGTTTGTGTCGATCCAGGACTATCGATCTGTGTGATGATCGCCCGAGCACCAGAGGTACCGCCCAGAATTTCATCTCCCACGCTCCAGTTACCGGCAGCGTTGGTATACGTGATAGAACCGTACCCCGTTGTGTTGGTGATATCATTACCGGATGAGAGTCCTGCGGACACGTTTCCACCAGAGGTCGTGTTCATTCGAATGATAGCGTAAGTGTATTTCGATCCGTACTGATTAGCCTTAGCTGTGAGATATCCTAAGTCAATCGTTGGGAAACCCGCAGTTGTATAATCCCTGATTGGAACTGCTCGATCAATATGACCATCCGGCCACCAGTCATTGTCAGTTTGATCAGAACCAGTTACTCGTATCCCATTTTGATAAAGGAAGATGTGCGTGTCACTCAGGATAGCGCCCTGCGTGAAGATGTTGCCCCAAACCATCTCCCCGGTATGTGCAATCGCAGTTTGTGTAGCAGTGTTGGCTGAGGTACCCATGGTTAGGGTTCCTGAGCCAGTGTTGAAATCATCTGCTAAGTTGTTAGTATCTGGTCGGATAAACAGGTAGTCTGTTGCCCCACCAGTGTCCACAAAATCAAGCAGGGTTCCTGAATCACCATCAGCATTATGTGAGATAGTGTCACCGATGTCAGACGAGGCAATATCAACGTTCGTAATTGGAACTACGACAATACCGATATTTCCGGTACCATCTCCAGGTAAACTTCTCGTCCAACCAGATGTCTTGAGGGCGCAGCCCGTGAAGTTTGCGAAGTCTCCAACAATGTGTTCCATTGTCTTGAGATCAATAAACCACGGTTCATTCTCTCCTGCATCGATCTTACCGATGGTGTATTCTCCAGGCGTTTCTGCTGAGAAGATCAAACCATCATCTTGCTGCGTAGGAATAGTGAACAGGTCTTCCGTCGCATCGTACACGTCAATCATCTTCTGCACATCCGTCTTAGCAGCCGTTCCAGTCCAACGAATCTGCTTACGACGAGTGTCGTCAAGATAATAAACGGTTAATTTACCCCCTAGAATTGTATCAGCCATATAAAAATCCCCCCATCAATTTGTGACTTATCACCCTCTTCAATCGAACTAAATAGGTAACGGTTGTTCAACTAAGGTAATTGTCAAAGTCAATCCGCTGTCACTGATTGTTTGCACAGATGAGTGGGCCTTATACCGAGGATTGTCCAAGTCATCCGACTTTCTAACGGACACGACTACATCAACATCTCCCGTATAGTTATAGCCCTCAACAGCTAATCCGCTGGATAGTGTATCCTCGTTCATCAGTTGGGTATACGGAGAGTTCAACAATTTCACGGAGGTCTGTGCATCTTGGATTGGTTGTCGATCAGTATTCTGGACTTTAATCGTTATGTTGACCGTGTTGACAATTTTTGTTGCACCCTTGACTGATGCAGTTTCACGTGCAGTATTCGGGTTACTATCAGTTGCATTGATCTTAACGAGTCCGCCCCGATTCACGGCGAACCTACAATCATAGGTCTGCCCACCCCAAGAACTAATATAGGTGTTACAAGTCTCGCTTCCAGAGCCTGCTGTTAAATACTCAACTTCCAATCGATTGGAAGCATCTCCGCCTGAGAATTCTACAGAAATATGATAGTCTGTGGCAGAAAGTGTGTATTCATCCTCAAATTCAAATTCCACATCACCAAAGGATGTTGCAAAATTCTCAATTGCAATCGGATTGCTCGTAGCTAGCGCCGCTCCCGTTGGTGCCGCCCCCGAGTTGGCGTATAGTCGGGCAAAGACGTTAACTCCACTAGGTGTACCCTGCTTTCGAAGACTGAAGGTTGCTCGGGTAAGAATTCCTGCCGAGGCTGTAAATTGTTGCGCCACCCTAATAATGGACCCGGAATAAACATCCACATCACCATCTTCTGTTGGTTGGTAACTATCCATCAACGTCGCAAGTGACGTATTGTTGATGTCATAATCATTTCCGCTGAAGAACATACCAGTGTAAGCAAAGGTTCCTGCTGTGGGATGTTCGATTCCGTGTGGATCATTGGTTGGGTCAGTATTAGCAATGAACCGACAATCCTGGATATCCATATTTGCATTCCAAAGGAGTGCGCCGTTGGTATTTGGTGTGTAACCGATGAAAAAACAGTTTCTGATTTTGATGGCACCAACAGGGTCTACCTGAGAACAGTTCTCCCAAGCCACAGAATACATATGATGGTCAGGATCATTCCCGAAGTTGATTGCGCCTTTGATGTTTCTAAATGAGGTACCATATAACTTCGTAAGGCTGGTCGCCTCGTTGCCCCCGTACATATCCAGGGAAACATCGTGATTAGCATTACCAATAATTGAGCTTCCAGAACGTCCAGCATCGGAACCAACTAACACACCATCTTGAAATGTCGTCGGATAAGTCGAAGCATCTTCAATGATAATGCCTTGGTAATCCGTTTTAGAAAATGGTACCCAAGCACTACCACTCCAATACTCAGAGACACCAAACTGAATAGTACGTCCAGTATCGGTAAAACTAACTGCTGCTGTTTGTGTGGAATTCCCGATCCAAATCTTACCGTAGGCGTAGTATATCCCTTCACGCTGCTGTAGCATTCCCCAGGCTCGGTTTGCATAATCAGTGCAATAATCCACTGCTTCTTTCCATGCAGTAGTACTGGTCCCTGATATACGCAATCCAAAACCAACGGCAATTTGATCGACAAAGAAGTTATCTCCTTTAGCAATGGCTGTCGTTGCACCACGGATGCCTATATACCTAATAGAGCTAGTATCATATGTTCCCGTGTCAGAGATTGAACCTGTTTTTGTGGGATCAACCACAAAACACCGCCAACCACCATCCCACCCGTTTGCTCCGTCGCTCCCCGCTACCACAAATGTTCTGAAGGCTGTGGTACTTGTTCCTATTCTAATAGATACGCCTGCATTCGCTCGTGTATCTGAAAGTCCAATCGTTGGGCAGTGATACCAGATGTAGATATGCTGGCCTTCTTCGGCTCCTGATGTTCCAAAATTTAGTTCATTACCAGCACCCCGATCAAAGTGCATCCATCCATTTTTAGCACCGGACAAAGCCATAGACATACTACTACTACCAAAAAGATAAGTGTCAGTAGTTAGTCCCCAAGCAACACCACCAGAACCGGTGAATCCCCAATCTCCGGTTCCAGTTCCACCGGTGTCATTTGTTTCAGCATCAGCATTGGCGATAACGCCTTTCCCTTCAATGGTGATGGTCAACGCCATTTAGACCTCTTTGTTGAGTGTTATTTCGCTCACCTTACTGACCATTCGTCGTGCGGCCTGCGTTGCGACTGCATCCACGAGTTGGTAGATGGCACGAGTGATGGGGTCTGCTGTATACCAAACTTTTTGAGTGGAACACTCAGGACATCTGACTACCAGATTGGGTCCACGAGTTTGCAGATGCTCACCCGTTACGCTTGCTGCGGGGTAGTATTCACCACCTAGGACGTTGCCTAGCTCGTGTTTGCACGTTTCATTAATACAGTACCAAGTTGATCCACTACTCATTGTTTAGCTCCTGGATAGTGTCTAACAGATTACTAAATATACTCTCTACTACTTCAACGCTATCAGCGTCCTCCAATTGGTCCTGAACAAGAAAAGCTATATCCTCAGGAATTTTCTCAGTGAAGTAACGGCGAAGACGCATTCCTTTTTGAACACGGTTGATTGCAAATTTACGCCATGCTAAAAATTCATTGACCAAAGCATCTCTTGTTGATCCCGCTACTTTAGTTGAAACACGTTCTGACTTTCTCGTTAACTCAACCAGAGTATTCTCAGAATTACCAGATAACTCAGCTAGCGCACGATCTGTCTCATCATCGTGTTGGTCTCCCCGAGGCGGGTCCTGGTCATCATCAGTTGGTTCTCCTGTGTTGGAAGGATCATCTGGTTCTTCTTCCCGACCTTCTGGAGGAGACCCCTGTGGATTACCCCCAGGCTGTTTCGATTCAACGTATTCATCTCCACCCTCTCGTGGTTCACGACCAAGGTCTTCACGAGCTTCATTAGGATTCAAAACACCATTTTCAATATAGCGCATATGAACGGTTGCTCGCTCAACAGCAGTCATAAAGTCTGGGTTGTTGAACTTCAAAATCCATTCCACAATATCAAACTCACGAATATGAACCTGCTCATAAAATCCACCCTCCAATAGTTGGAAGAGCGGTTCCATCGTGGTCTCATGGAACTGGCGACGAGATTCTCTGATATTTGCGCTGCTCATTGTGTCAGACAGGCCAAGCACTGGACCACTAACACCGGAAGCAGCTAGGGATTCGTCTCGTGCATCCTTTCGAGATTGTTGATATGGGAGTCCGTCCGGTAGATCATCAATACGTTCTACTTTGAGTTCGCCCTGGACAGCTACTGGGTTTCGTCCCCGATTCAACGGACCACCATATTTACTATTTAATAGAGCAACAAACGTATCAAAGGCTTCATCCGAGATATCCTGCGGAAGCATGTAGATTAACTCTGGTCGGTTAGTATTTTTCATATATTCACGTGCCGCAGTCTGCAAATAAATGTCCAACGGCAACGTAAACTCAGTCAACGCCTCAATGTCGGAACCCCCGAGCGGAGAACCTTCCCAATCAGGATTAGTGATGTAGATGATATCTTCTGGACTGGAGAATTCAGTGCGCACTCGTGGGTCCTTTGTTGGGTATTGTACGAAAGACGGATTCTTGAAATAACCAAACTCATCAACATTGGGCACAACAAGTCCTGGCAGATGATCGAAGCCAATCGGCTGACCAGCGTTGTTACGGTTAATCGAAAACGCTACTTGCCCAAAGAACTTTAAGTATTGTGCTCCAATGATAAGTTTGTACGCAAGATTCTGGTAGTCCTTGATGTTGTCCCATTCTCGATTACGGCTACTGTAGAACTCAAGCAATGCTAGGCGCTGTTCCTCGGTTGCAGTGGTTCCCCATTCTTCGTGCTTGGACAGCATCCACCACGCACCAACCGTAGATCGCCCAATAGCACTCATGGCTGATCGGATGTATCCGTGAACCTTCACAGCATCCATCATCACCCAGAAAAGTAGGAACTTTTGTAGGCTCGGGTATACTTCTTGATCTAAGAGTTGCTGAACGTCAGTCGGAAAAATAGGCTTATACTCTGATTCTGCTGCTCTCTGAATTACAGCAAGTTGCCCACGTTTCTGACGAGGGGCGTCCCCGGAAAGGCCGATAACTCGTGTCATATTCACCTCAGACAGATTACTCTCTCACTACAATCGCCCGTATAAGAAGAAAAAAGGCCCCTCCCTGAGTTGCCTCAGGTGGGGCCGTAGGCACAGGGGGTGGGAATCGAACCCACCACTTCTGGTTTTGGAGACCAGTGTCTCTCCGTTGAGACCTCCCCTGCATGAACCCGAGCCAATAATCTATGATCGGAAAGGATGGCTCGGGGGGACCTTTGTTCTATCGCAGTGTCCCAAAGCTGCGTTGTAGACTTGGAGGGAGTCGAACCCTCGGCCTTTCCCTTATCAGAGGAACGCTCTCACCACTGAGCTACAAGTCTAAATACTACAATCGTCTATTTTACTACAACTCCTCAGAAAAGTCAACCCCAAATAAATCATTGACCGTATCTGGGTCCATACCATCCTCTTTAAGCATAGAAATTAACTCTTCAGTTGTGACGGTCTTTGTTTCAACATCATCAAAACGAAATGGTCGATACCAAGGCATTTTAGCCCACAAATTGTTGTGAAAGAACGCATAGACCTCGTAAGCGTACTTCTTAGTCTTCACCCATAGAATCCACCATAAAGGCGCAAAGTACACAACAGTCGAATCATCCCCCTGACAGTATAGAACTGTCCCCTGCTCTATCCAGTCAGCGGGTTCACCCTCGGCGGGGAAATCTCCGCCCAGTGGTTTTGGGTACAACTCCAGTACTGTGTGTCTCCAACTCATCACTCGGTCCTTTCTTCTGGTGAATACTGACCATCAAATCGAGGAATCCAACTACTATTCCCCCCAGGAGAGCAATCGTTAGAATCATTCCCAGAAATTCCATTTTGTACCCTGTAAAGTTGTGGTTGGCAGTATTTACACCCACCAGTAAGTCCGCAATTCATCGGACAGGATGTTACCATAATAACAACTGAACCATCTGTTAGTGAATACTTCATAGTGTGCTCCTGGAGGGACTTGAACCCTCAACTCGCAGCTTAAGAGGCTGGTGCGTTTCCAATTACGCTACAGAAGCATAGAGGGATTACCCCTCTACATTTCCTTCTTCAAGTTCGTTGATGACCTCAGACACGATTTCTGCAATTTCCTCTGCCTCAGCATCTGAAACTTCAGCATCATTGGCTGGATCACTTGGAGTATCCTCTGGATTTTCTGAAGTTTCACCTTCTTCTACTTCTTCCAGAGTATCCTCGATCTCAGGTTCCTCGATCTCTTCAACTACCGGTTCCACAGAGCGGGCGATGCGAAGTAACTGGGGAACATGATGAACGAAGAGTCTATTCTGTGCTGAACGATCAGCGTTATTCCTTGCCAATGCAAGGTCTTGCTCTATTTGATCTAGGGTTGCCATCGTTTTCTCCTTTCAGTTCATAAGATCAGGTGCCACGGGTCGGATTCGAACCGACAACGCCCTGTTCTTCAGACAGGCGCTCTACCATTGGAGCTACCGTGACAAGGTGCTGGCGGAGGGACTCGAACCCTCAAGACCAAAGCCAGTAGTTTTTGAGACTACCCCGTATACCAATTCCAGCACGCCAGCATTACGACCACTGTTCACGAAAGGCTTGAATTTCATCTTCCTTGTAAAAATACCTCACGTGGTCATTATCGTACATACGATCCAGGTACTCTTTCGAGAATTTTGCTTTCTCGTGAAAATCCTTATACGCCCCCCCACTAAATCTCTTTGCTCCATAGCTCCGGTGCTTAACTTCAACTCCCGGACGATCAAAGAACTTTGCGAAAGCTTCTGACCCTATTTCCGTCAACTGCTCTGTTCTAAGGAGCAGTAATTGGGCATAAGGGGTATCGTAGATTGTATACCCCGCAGCCTTATCAAATGGATGCTCATATATGTTAAAGTCCAAAAATGGAACCAACTCTCGTTCAAACCATGTAATCGGTGTATCGTGAAAAGGATAGTTCTCCAAGAAAGCCGTAACCATCTGGGGTTTGAATGTTTGCGGGTGCTCATTATAATACTTTTGGATACTCCAGAAAAATGTTGATATATTTCTAGCTATTGGGTCCCGCATCAAACTAATGATTTTCCATTCCCTCTCACGGTCAATTCGAATTTGATCAAAAAATCCATACGGGTCAAGTCCAAACTCTTGTTCATCCTGGACGCTATAATGAGACGTTGATACTTGAAGTTCCATCTGTTCCAATGTATATCGGGTAGTATTTGTCCCTACCCGAGCCATTGTATAGATAAGAATCCCAGGATCACCAATTCCCAATTTTTGCCACGGCTTATATGGAGAATCTATGATAACACCCACGTCATTCTTCCTCCATCTTAGTAATGAAGGCTTCGATTGCTCCTCGTAGATGATCCCATTTTCCAGGAGCAACCCTAAATGTTCCTTTAATTAACCCCCTCCGTTCGTTTACTATGATAAATGCCGAACGATCTTTCGCCTCAACAGTTACCACTGTTTGTTGATCTACTCTCTTTTCTGCTTGAGCCATGTCATCTCCTAGAGCCCTCGGCAGGATTCGAACCCACACAAGCCAAGTTAGAAGCTTGGAACCCATCCATTAGGCGACGAGGGCAAGCGACAGTTTCTTCCTTTGAGGTACGGTGGAATCGAATCGATATCCATGGCCTAGCGAACCCACTGTCAAAGCAACTAGGAGTGCTCCTGGCAGGACTCGAACCTGCATCAGAACTTTAGGAAAGTTCCGTCCTATCCATTGAACGACAAGAGCATAGTCCTGGGGGGCGGATTCGAACCGCCGACACGCTCCTTATGAAGGAGGCACTCTGCCAACTGAGCTACCCCAGGATGGTAGCGAGCCACTAGTATCAGTCACTCGCCCCGATAACTTCAGCGTGCATCGGGCAACGCAGTAGCGGGGGTCGGAATCGAACCGACGACCTGTAGGTTATGGGCCTACCGAGCTACCGCTGCTCCACCCCGCACGTTACTTCCAGTCTGTGGGTTTCGTATGTGGTCCTCTCACTTCGATCCAAGTAACCCAAGGAATAATCTCTTCGAAAGGGCTCTTATCCTCAAAAGGACACACTGATGCGATTACCACGTTGAAACCTTGTGCTGTTATGATCCCTGCTAATCGAGCAAGCCAAAGATTTTGCTTCATTCTTCCATCATCGGAAAAATCTTCATTTTGCCAAACTTCCCGCAGAGCGTCCGAGTCCAGCACAATCTTATTTGGGATGTCAAATCGGATTGCAATATTTGTCTTTCCCGACCCTGATCCCCCATAGAACCAGTAGACATCTCCGGGATTTCCTACAGGGGTTACCTTATGTAATCCCATGTTTTCTCCTAGTGCACACGATGGGATTCGAACCCATTATACTCCCCTTATCAGAGGGTTAACCGTTCATAAAACGGACGCCGCACCATTTGGCCTCGTGTGCTTATTCCTTTTTTTCATCCAACGTCTTCCAAACTTCGGCGTAGATTTCTTCAAACAACGGCTCATTATCTCGCAAAGTCATTTTGGCCGTTTCTTTTCCTTGTCCAAGCTTTTCTTCTCCGTAGTAGTAGAAAGCTCCCTTCTGCTCGATCACACCAGTCTCTACACCGTAGGTGAGAACTTCCCCGTAGATTGATATACCTTCGTTGAAACGAATCTCAAACTCCGCTTCTTGAAAAGGTGCCCCTACTTTATTTTTGACAACCTTAGCTCGAATCTTGCTACCAATGATTGTCTGTCCTGACTTCAGAAGCTCTCTTCTGCGCAGGTCTATTCTAACGGCAGCATAGAATTTCAATGCCATACCACCGGGGGTTGTTTCAGGGTTTCCAAACATCACCCCGATCTTCTGCCGAAGCTGATTAGTAAAGACCACCGCAGTATTGCTCTTTTTAATGGCTCCTGTCAGTTTCCGCATAGCCTGACTCATAAGCCGAGCCTGCAATCCCATCACCGAGTCGCCCATGTCAGACTCGTTAACTTCTTTGTGAGGAACCAGGGCTGCAACTGAGTCAACTACTACAAGCCCAAACTCCTGACTTCTGACAAGTGACTCTACGATTTCAAGTGCTTGTTCCCCAGTATCGGGTTGTGAGATATAGAGTTCCTCAACGTTAACACCAGTTCTACCAACATATCCAAGGTCCAGAGCGTGCTCCATGTCAACATAGGCACAAAGCAATCCTTGTTCCTGGGCATTGGCAACTAAGTGTTGTGAAAGCGTTGTCTTCCCACTACCCTCGGGTCCGAAGATTTCTGTGATTCTCCCTCTGGGTACACCCCCAACTCCGAGCGCCTTATTGAGTGCAAATGATCCTGTAGGAATAACCTCTACATCCAAGTTCAGGGATTCCCCAATCAATTGAATTGATCCTTCACCAAATTGTTCCCTTATCTTCCCAATTACCGCAGGTATTTCCTTCTCTTCCATTCATGGTTCCTTTCGACCGATTTAACCGGTCAATCGACCTACTTTCCCACTCATATGACCGGTTAAATCGGGTCGATCTATATATCCCACTCCCGGTCGATTCGGGATCGGTGTGGGATATCTGCACCCTACCGGAGAGATTTGGTCCGATAGGGGTCCGAGTGCGGGACATGGGACTCGAACCCATACGGCACTAAGGCCAGCAGTTTTTAAGACTGCCACGTTTACCAATTACGTCACCCCCGCATTGCCCCACTGTCTGAGGTTACTCCTGAGATTATGTGCACACCCCGACCGGTGGGGCTTTTAGCCTCGCCTCATCCCGACATAATGCGGTCTCTATTGGTCCAGCTAGTACACTCGGTGGGATTCGAACCCACAGCCCACTGAAGGGCACAGTTTCTGAGACTGCTGCGTAAGCCAATTCCGCCACGAGTGCATACCGGAGACCTGGTTGATCTTGTCCTTTCACACAGAGGCGGTGGAACGCATGATTACTTGGAACTATCCACGTCAACCAAAAGTCTCCTTGGTGCCCTTATAGGGAGTCGAACCCTAACGTCTTTCGACACACGAATCTCAGTCGTGCCTGTATACCAATTCCAGCATAAGGGCAATAATCCCCTAGGGTGATTAGCCCTTTCTTTCATGTGGGGAACACTAGCCAGCAATGATCTGGCACGAAGTGGGTCTGCACGGACTCGAACCGTGGGCCTCCTCGATGTCAACGAGACGCTCTAACCAACTGAGCTACAAACCCTAATGGCGGTGATTGCGACTTCTGAGTCTCCAAATGATATACCCGATCAGAGAAATCAGAGAAGCCCCCAACCACACAATGTCGTGCACCCCAATTGGGGGCGCTGGATGCAACAGAACATTCAATAGCATCGTTGTATCCTTTCTGCATACATTATACCACAAAATGTATACGTTGTCAATAGGCGGAGCCGGAAGGGATCGAACCTTCGACAGGCTATTAACCTGCTACGCCTTTCCAGGGCGTTGCCTTACCGCTCGGCCACGACTCCTCAAAAAATTGCGTTGAAGAGAATTAACCCAATCAACACACCGATGAACATCAGGATAAAATCCAGCGGACTTCCTGGCGGAACTTCTCTCTGCTCAGACATCAACACCATCCAAATGCACAGGGACCCCACGCAATATGTAGTGT